CTAGAAATTAACACGATGATTTACCTCCTGAAATAAATCTATATAATACGGATTTTTAAAAGCTTTAGAACTTTCTAGTCTGTCAAATGATTTAAAACATTTAAAAGCTTGATAATCCACTGCCTTAAGTCTGCCAGACTCTACCTTTTGAGTATACTGAAATCGTGTACGAACAAATCCACCGGGTCCAGGACGTTGAGCTTTTCTATCAGCCATCCAAGCTTCATAATTTTTCGGCGTAAACCAGAAATAATTTTTCCAAATTAATCTCTCGTTTCGGAGCTTACGATCGTACACGGTAAGACCAGCACAATGAATGGCAGTATTAGATAACTGACGAAATGATTTATCTACTTGCTCAAAATACTGACAAGCTCCAACAATGTGAAGCCCTGACTTACGATGTTGGGCTAAATCATAAATTACTTTTTTACTCATTCTTGAGTATTCACGAGCATTAAAAAAGATGCCAAGCTCATCAACTATACAAATGCAATTACAGTAACTATACAATTCATCAGCACTTTCCAACCCAGGTTTAGAAATTACCCTATGTCTGTCGATTTGGTGACCGAGCCAATCGTAACCACACATTCCACAATAACGGCGAAACTCTACATAATCAAGCGGAACATTTGTTACAATTCCCAACCGAAATTTATTAGCCAGTCTAGCTCCAAGCTGTAGAAGATACAAAGATTTACCACTACCCGGTAAGCCGCACAAAAGAGTTAGAGACATTTACCACACCTTAAAATATTGTAAAATTTTCGCTGCTTTAATTAAAGCAAAAATTAGAAAAAGCGACTGAACACTTAGGTAAATTTCATAGATTACGGCACTCCCAATAAATGGAAAAATATCGCCAGCCTCAGAGATTAAATAACCAATTGTAAATTGTTGAGGTGTACTAGGAAGGATTCTCGAAATAATTTGAACTAAATCACAAAACCAGCAGATAAATATATTCACTATATATAAAACCTAACTAAAGAGATAAATTTTAATGAGCAAAGCAATAATCACAGGAAATTTTAAAACCGATATTGCATTAACCAAAAGACAAAACTCAAAATCTTGAGAAAAAATTGTAATTTTCGGACATTCAAAATCACCACTTGCGGGAATACCGGAAAATATATCAAAAGGAAAAACCTGTTGAATTGAGTCACCGATACAACCTAAAGTGCATTGTCCACCATCACCATTATCGTCATCCAAAGAAGCCTGAACAGGTAAAGAGAAAAATGTAATATTGAATATTAACGTTATAGATATTACTAATACTAAAAAATAACGCATTTACTGCAGGGGAACGACCCCTAGTCTTCAGTTCTATTCTTACTAATTAAGTACCAGCACGGAGAACGTGACCCGCAATCTTAAGGGCGAACCCAATCCCAAAGGGAACAGCGACAATGCCAACACCAGTTTGGGCGATACCGTCAAGCATCGTCATTACGGCATTAACTTGTTCAATAGCAGAAGCCAAATCAGCACGCGCAGGCTGTGGTTTAACGCCAAAGAAAGTAACCCCAACAGCAAAAATTGAAATCGCGGTAATTTTAGCCGCCTTTAGAACTTTTCTAGGCATTCTAAAAATCATTTTTTACCTCCTAATTGGTACGAAAAAACAAAGAGAATGGAAACTAAAGAAAGGAATGATAGCAATTGAGAAAACGAGAGTAAATGACTGTCATAAACTACGCAAAGAGATGTAAACCCAGATAGGAAGTAATATCGATACATATTAAACCTACATGGACTTAAGGTAAAGACCGAGCAAAGAGGCAGCCATGCAACAGGAAAACAATGCCAATCCTAAATCTTTACCCCACTCAACGTAAAATTCAAGAGCAGTATTAAGTTCGTCACCCGCATCGCCCAGGCGTTGAGCCGCATCTATCGCCAAAATCATAGCCATCATTCTCTATTCCCCCTTAACCGCATTTATGAACCACATCAGAACTTTAAAGCCAATTGCCGCAGATGCAAAAGGTGCGATCCCAGAGTCCCAAGCGTAACTAAAAATTTCATCGGTATATGCTTGAACATCTTTAAATTCCCCAGGACCAGGGAAACCGATATCTAAGAATATGGCGGTGGACGCGCTAAACAAATCATTTAACATCCTATCTTTTCCTCGGTGAAGCTACACGCTTTAGATGATTACTACGTGACCTTTTACCAGCTCTAGCATTCAAACGACGCTCGACAATGAAAAGAACTACGCAAAGACAAAGGACAATAACACTAAACATCAAAAACCTCGACGTAATGATATAAGTGGGGCAATTGTTTATTTAGAGAAACACACAATTGATTAAGAGAGTTAATTCCCTCATCAGGAGTACAGTTGGGATTTAAAGAGGGAACCGGGAAACATCCCATCCACTCAGATGGATTCTCGCGAAGGTAAAACCGAATCAGTGCAAAATTAGTAGAGGGATTCTCTACAAAATCGCTAGTTATACCAATCTGAAGATTCATAGTTAACGCAGTCCTAAAGTGAAAAGCTTGGTTAACAACAGCATCGCTCCATGAAAAGATGTTGCTTGTACTAAAGAAAAAGTTAGGGGGTAGGGAAATTCCGAGAGAATCCACGGACGCTGTTGAATAGCGGTAGTGAGTTCAAGACAGTGCTTAGCAGCATCTATGCTTAAGTTAAAATCTTCCTGTAATCCCTCCCAGCAAATGTGAGCCGAGTTAATTAATTCCTCCATTTCCTCCATTAAATAATATCAAACATTCTCTGTAAAATCGCCCACGCCCAAATAACTGGATAGAGAATTATGAATGGCTGATAAGAGGCATCAATTAAGGAAATGATTAATTCTTGCCATTCTGAAGCAGTAAAGGTATCAGGCTGCATCAAATTCCCCTAATTCAGTGTTAATTTCCGACTCCAAAGAATCCAAGGAGTCATTATCCTCAAAAGGTTCAAGCGCCTGAATGAGAGAATAATCACAGGGTTGATAGTTTAAACTTGTAACCTTTAAAATTTGATACCAAGTACCGCCGGAAATAGACCCACTATCATTGCGGGAAGACCAACTATCTACGGCTGCATAGATATCAATAATGGCACCCTTCGCAAGACCTTTAGATCTTAAATGCTCCCAATCTTCGCGAGATATTTTAGCTTTCCAAAATGCCTCAGCCTCCTCAGAAAAATCAGAAGATTTTAACTTGGTTTTTTTCCCACTACCAAATGCAATTTCTCCGACACAAATTATTTGAACTTTAAAACCACCATCTTTTTGGTCAATTTTGATTAATTTGATAACCTTCAAATTATTAAAAGTAGCAGGATACCGATATTTCAAATCCAT